AAAGTTAAATAAATAACAATATGAGCTACTTATTAACAGAAAATTTTAAAATTGAAATGGCAAAAAAAGTCTATGATTTAATAGACCTGAGTAACAATTCAATTTTACCTGAAAGTAAAAAGAGTTATATATTTGCTGTATTAGGAAAACAAACTGCTTGGACCGCTAACACGGAAGTCGTGCCTCCACCAGAAGAAACAACCGATTTTTACAATCAACTTTATAGAAATTCTTTATTTGCAAAACGATTGACAAATGCTGATGCATCTTTTGTTGTTAGAAGAATCGATTGGGAACAAAATACAATCTATGATCAATATGATGACGACAATTTCAGTTATGATAATGATTTCTATGTAATGAATACTAATTATAAAGTATTCAAATGTCTCGATAATAATTCTGGTGCAGCTTCAACCCAAGAACCGGATATCACACTATCCTCGACTTCACTCGAAGAACCATATGTGCAGACTTCTGATGATTATAAGTGGAAATATCTTTATACTTTAAATTCTTTGCAGCGGCAAAAGTATCTTACACAGGACTGGATGCCGGTTTCAACTAATAAATTTGTGTCGGCATCTTCAGTTAATGGAAGTATTGATGTAGTCAGAGTTACAAATTCAGGTAATAATTATACCAACGGCACTAATCAAAATATTATTAGTATTACCGGTGACGGTTCTGGAGCCACATTTAGGGCGAATGTCTCGGGTGGTCAAATCCAAGACATAATTATACAGAATAGAGGTGTGAACTACACCTCTGCAACTTTGTCGATTACGGATGTTTCTGGTGGCGTGGGTACGGCTGGTGCAGCTGAGGTGGTGATATCACCACAAAATGGCCACGGGTATGATCCAGTTTATGAATTGGGAGCATCAACATTAATTTTTGATTGTGACTTTGAGGGTAATGATCTATCTTTCCTAAATCAAAATGATTATAGGCAAGTTTACCTATTAAAAAATCCGACCGATCAGGCAACGAACGCTTTAGCTGTTGGTGAAAAATATTCTATGTATTATAGAATTAAAACTTCACCTGGTTTAGGAAACTTCAACGAAGATGAGGTTGTATATCAGGGCGTCACTTTCAATTCCGCCACCTTTACAGCTGATGTGGTTTATTTTGATGAAGTTCAGAATTATCTCTATGTAAACAATGTAAGAGGTAATTTAGGTACTAATCAATCGATTAAAGGATTATCGACTGGTTCGATAAGAATCGTGAACGGATTTATTTTACCAGGTCTCAAATTGTACTCTGGAAAAGTATTATACATATCCAATGCACAACCAGTTTCAAGAAACGAAGAACAAACGGACCGTGTTAGGTTCTTACTGAATTTTTAAGAGTTATGAGGATTAAATGACCACTCTTTTCAATTACGACCCATATTTTGATGATTTCAATGAAGATGACAACTTCATGCGAGTTTTATTTCGGCCTGGATATTCTGTACAGGCGAGAGAACTCACACAACTACAAACAATTCTCTCAAATCAAATAGAGAAATTTGGAAACCACATCTTTAAAAGTGGTAGTCCTATTGTTGGTGGTAAAATCTCTTTGGATGACAGATGTAATTATTTGATATTACAAAGTCAATATGATGGAGTTGATATCAATCCTGAATTATTTGTTGATAAATTAGTCATATCATACAACACCACCAAATCGGTAAGAGCAAAAGTTATAGCTGTTGATGTTTCAGATAGTACTGCTCCGGTTTTGGTATTAAAATATCTGAGTGGAGAATATTTTTCCGAGAGTGACGAACTTAAAATTTTTGGACAAAACATTTTTGCACAAGCAAGAACTAATAATGCAGTTGGTAAATCGTATGTTGCCAGTATTCAAGACGGCGTATACTACTTTAAAGGCCAATTTGTTAAGGTTGTTCCACAATTTTTAGTTTTGGAGTTATTTTACCGAACCGGTTATAATGCATTAACCAACAATGTAAACCCATCATATAAAATTGGTATTGAATTTGAAGATACTATCGTTGATGAGATTGATGATACTGGTCTTTTGGATCCTGCTCAAGGTTCATTTAACTTTCAAGCACCAGGAGCTACACGATATAAAGTTGCAACCACTCTCTCGAAGAGAACTCTAGATAGTGCCGACGATTCATCATTCATCGAAGTTATTCGATTGGTTAATGGTATCAAAACAAAAGAACTTGAATATCCAATTTACAATGAAATCGAGAAAACTCTCGCTCGCAGAACTTATGACGAATCTGGTAATTATACCGTAGATCCTTTTGTAATCTCTCTTGAAGAGGGTGATGCAGCAAACGGAACATTTATCGCATCTTTGGATCCAGGTAAAGCTTATGTTGGCGGATATGAGTTTCAAACAATTGCACCAACTTTGATTCCGATTAACAGAGGTCGTGACACTGCGACAGTCGAAGAATATGATATGCCAACAAATTATTCCAGTTATGTTGTACTGGATAGTATTTTTGGAACACTAGACATTTCTTCATATCCTCTGTTGGATGTACACTGTGTACCATACTCACAAGTAAACGTTTCAACAACAACAACATACACATCAACTAAAGTTGGTTCTTTACGAGCCAATATGATGAAATATAATGATGCAACATCTTCAGATTTAGGTAATACACACTCATTTTATGTGCATGTTTTTGATTCGGCTGCATCGTCAATTACTGGAACAACACGAGCTGGTTCAAGTAATACTGTAATTAATTTGCCAACAACATTTTCTACAACACCATCAGCCAATTCTTATGCTGGAATGTATTTCAGAATAACAGACACAAGCGGCTCGGGAGTTTCTCCGATATCAATTTTGCAGTCAAACAGTGTAAGTCAAACCATTACTCTAAGTACTGCTTTGCCTTTCACACCAACATCGAATACATTCTCAATCGACTCCGACTTTAAAGTGGCTGAGTCTATTGTTTATAAGGATGGATCAATTACTTTTGCAGGGAATGTAAATTCAGATTCAAAAAATCCTATTACTGGTGATGCGTATGTCAATGAACCATCGAGAAATAGTTTGGTTTTTGATTTTCCTTATGTGGCAATGAAAGATGGCACAATCGACAACTTAGATTTTTATGCTAGAAAATTTTACGGAAATAAAGTTTCCGGTGGTGATGGAATCATAACTATCACAGCTGAAGGAACAGATACTTTTGCATTCTCTGGTGCCGTAGGAACAATTTCAGATTCAGCTATACTTAACAATATCATCTGTTTCATTCGTTCAGATTCAGCGAGTAATGCAACTTACGGTATTACTCCTAATACGGTATTAAGTTTATCTAATAATAATTTCACTGTTACATCAGTAAGTGCGACAACATTCACAATTAATGTTCGAGCACCTGGTATTAGAGCTGATTTGTTGATTACTTCCAAGGTTAATAATGCTGAAAATTCCACAACCGGTGCAATTAGAGGCAAACAGTTTATTCCTATTAATGCCGGAGTTGACCTTCACACTAGAGTTCCTTACGAACTTGATATAGCAGGCACAACTTTAAATGCTGCAAACTCCTCGGTTAAAACTGCCGTTTCTGGTACTGGTTGGGTATTCAATGATATTGGATCTACATTTTTCGACAACACTAACACTCTGAAGGACTTAAGAACACCAGGTGTTGCTGTAAGTTTACAAGTACCTGATGTATATGAAATTGTAAAAATTATTGATTCCAGATCACTAACTCAGAACGTAACAACAGCAATGTTAACGAATTCTCTGAATGATGTTACTGATTATTATGAATTTGATAATGGACAAAGAAAAACCCATTATGACCATGCGACAATTAAACTTAAACGTGGATATAGTTCACCTAGAGGTAAAATTTATGCACAGTATCGTTATCTAAAACACCAATCTGCGCCGTCACCACAAAATGATGGATTGTTTACGGTAGACTCCTACTTGAAAGCTGGATCAAACTTTACTTATGATCAGATTTCAAAATTTAATAACAAAGAAGATAATAAGTTAACATCATTGCGATCAGCTTATGACTTTAGGCCTACAAGGTCTATCGGTGGTTCGACATTATCTGGCGCAGTTAATCCTGATCCAGATTTTACAGCTGTTTCTTCATTCGAATATTATTTGAGCAGAATCGATCAAATTGTTGTAAAACCTTCAAAAGAATTTGCCGTAGTTTCTGGTAAATCTTCAATATCTCCAAAGGCCTCTCCTATTGGTCAGGATGATATGAAGCTTTATACATTATATGTTCCAGCTTATACCGAATCGGTTAAAGATATTAGAGTTGAGTTCAAAGAAAATCGCAGATATACCATGCGTGATCTTAATAAATTTGATAATAGAATTAAAGGTCTAGAATACTATGTGGCACTCAATTCATTAGAGAAAAATGCAGCTTCTACGAAAATTCTAGACGGTAATGGTTTAGAAAGATCCAAATATGGCATTCTGGTCGACAACTTCACCACAATTGATACTCAAGCAACATACGGTGAAGTAGGTTTTGACAATCGATGCTTGATTGATAATTCTTCGCTATTGCCTGCTTCTCTCATGAGAACCGTTAAGATGGAAATTAATCCACTGAAACTTGGTGGACCTTATAAACTTGTTGGATCCGGTGACAAGAAAGTTCTGATGTTGGATTATACAAAAACTCAATTGGCTAGCCAAAGATTTTCCACAAAATCTGTTCCGGTTGCTGGAGCTTTGTTTGCAAACTTCTTAGGAAACTTAAAGTTGTTTCCTGAATTTTCGTCTGATGTTGACACGAATGTTAATGCCAAAGTTGTTATGAATTCCACACAGGGGTTAGATACAGCTTTTTCGTTCATTAATGATGCATACAAGTATATTTCCGACCAAAGTCCACAATGGGCATATGATAAAAATAGTCCTTTTGCACGAACTGTAGATTCTAAATGGTTCACAACAAATACAGTTAATACCGAAACTACGGAACTAACTGTAGACCTCACTAACAGTGCTGGAGCTGGTGGTGTTTGGACCACAATCAAAACTACTGGCGATGAAGTGTTTTTGTCAAAAGGAGCTGAATTATTCCAAGACCAAATTACAACATCTTCATCCGAAACAGATTTAGGTAACTATGTAACAGATTTAGCTATACAGCCTTACTTGAAACCGCAACAGATTATATTTTCTTCCGAAAAGCTGAGACCGAATTCTGTATTCTATTCTTTCTTTGACGGCACACCCGTTTATCAGTATACTGTAGTTCCTAATAAAATTACACTAGATAATGCTTTTGGATTTAAAGTTGGTGAAAAAGTACTTGTTGCGAACACGACTTCAGATTTAAGTGCTAACCTTTCAAGTTATAATTCTGGTGGATCAAACTTTTCGATTGCTACAATTACAGCCACAGAATATGTAGCTGGATCGAATAACGTTTACATTATTAATGAAACAGGTAAACCATTAACCAATAAAATATTGTTTGGTTTGGATAGTATTAGTGTTGCAAACGTTAATCAAGTAATCACACATCAATCCGGTGTAACTCAGAACTTAACTTCGAATACTATTACTCTACAATCTGATGGTCCATCTTCAAACATTTCTGGCAATGTAATTTATATTATACATGAAACAGGATCTTCAACAGGTCTAAATGCTGGGTGGGTCATTACTTCTTATAATGTCACTACAAAAGTTGCTACCGTTAATGGTGATCTTTCAGATTTTATAGGAAGTTCATACACATATAGTTTTGGATCAAATCGTTCGAACTTGCTTGGTCAGGTATCTGGTGCATTCTATCCTCCTTCAGCTACATTCCGATCTGGTGAAAGAACTCTTAGAATAACAGATTCTTTCAATAATAGTTTTGACAAAGAATCCACTTCTTACTGTGAACACACTTTTGTATCTTCCGGTATAAAGGTAAACAAAACTAATCTCGTTGATACTGTATATAATGTTGGTGTTGAAAATAAATTTGTTGGAGTACAAACATCAAATCAACTAATTTCTTCATCTGTAGAAAGTTCATCAGAAACAACGACTGTACTTCCTCCAGTAGTAAAAGAAGTTATAACCAACACCGTGATTGAAACTGTTATTGTAAAAGAAGTTGTGACAGAAGTTATAACCAACACTGTAACCGTATTTGTGAACGATACTACACGAGCTGATGACCCGGTTGATGCATTTTCTGGTGGTGATGGTGGCGGTGGTGATCCTTTAGCTCAAACATTTTTTGTTGATCCACAAGTTTATCCTAACGGTATATTCCTTTCTGATATTGATCTTTACTTCAGAAATAAAGATGATGATAATATTCCTCTTTCGGTTGAAATTAGGCCTACCGTAAACGCAACACCACATAGTGACTTCTGGTATCCAGAAACAAAGATTACAAAGTATCCTTCAGAGATTGTAGTTTCAGAAAATCCTTCATTGAGTGATCCTTCAACAAAAACAAATTTTGAGTTTTTTAGTCCTGTTTTCTTAAAACCAGGAATGTATGCTTTTGTTGTTAAAACTGATTCTCCCGAATATACTTTGTGGGTTGCAGAAAAAGGACAGACCACACTTCGAAACGAATTTGTTTCTATTAACCCATATGTTGGCACAATGTATAAATCACAAAATGCCATGGAGTATGTTCCATACATTAACGAAGATATTAC